GCGCACAAATGGAGCAGACACCGCAGGTTCCACACCCCTCGCCTTGGTGGGGAACAACTGCTTCATGGCTTTATCCAAAGCGTCTGATAACTCGCTCATACTTCCTTTAGGCTGAGACTGCAAAATCCGCAGCGGTCAAACGAACTGGGGGCGGGGCAATCAATTTTCGTTTGAGTGCATAGGCACGCATTTCTACGACATTGACTAATTGATAGGATACGATCTTACGACCTGTGCGAGTGCGGAGGATGTTTGCCCCCGCTCGCTTCAAATCCCACAAGTAACTTGACATTCTTGAAAAGACAATCTCAGAGGAGAGCAACGATTCCAATTCGTGCACAGGAGCCTCATGCCCATCAAGCAAGATCAGCAACAGTTTTTCCGATTGCCATGCTTTCTTGCTTTTGCCTCGACCCCTGCGCGTCTCCAGCGTCTCCATCGTATCACCCATTGCATTCTCCAACGTATAGTATACCACATTCCCCCCGCACTGTCAAGTATTATTTGCGCTTCTTGGTCTTGGTCTTAGTCTTGGTCTTAGTCTTGGTGCGCTTCACTACCTTGGGTGCATTCGCGGCTTCCTTCAATCTGCGAAGTTTCCTGATTTTCTTGGGGATTGGAACCTTCGGGGATTCGGGAGTTCTAAAGTTCAACGCAACCCCAGGGGCAACTTGCGTGATTTCATTCCCTTCAGCCACCCACGCATCCACTAACTCAGCCAATTCCTTGCGGGTGATTTCCTTCGGTGCCAACAATTCCTTACTCGTCGCCATGATCTAATTCTCCTCGTTCACTTGCGGATAATTCCGCCTTATGTTGCTGATGCTTCCGATTATGTTCGCACCATGAGCATCGTCCATGATTGCGACAACTTGTGTCAAAGGACTTTGACTTCCTATACGGTTGCCTCAGTTCCTTCTTGTGTTCGATTGCTTTGTCCAGGCTCACGAACTGACTCCTTTCCTCTTCCGCTGTATTCCTTCTGAATGGCTACCTTCTCTGCGGTAGGCAAGTGGGAATACTTGGTGTAGGTCATGTGCTTCTTCATCTGAAGCCATGAACCCATGACCTTGCGCGTTCCCTGCCTCTTGGTGTTCTCCTGCTGTGCTGCCATATTACTGATCTCCTTTTATTTATTGAAACGGTTGACTAATCAATGCTACGATAACGGTCTGAAGGAATCCACTTTCCAGGTGTGACTTCCAGCATGCACCCGTTGATATAACCATACTCCGACCTCATGCCACTGGCTTTCCACTTGCTGTCACAGGTATAGGTATTCCAAAAATAACCCCCAACACCTATTAACCCAAACACTGTTGCCAGGATTATAAAAACGACCACCGGCACCAACCATTCGCCTTCACGATCCAACCCAGTCATAATTCCTCCATTACCAATCAATGTTTTCGCCAATGCGACCTGACACGATATCCTCAATATCCTCTTCGTCAGTCACATCAAAATCTCTGCACAACTTCTCTAAGTCTGCTTCACTTTCAAGAACCGTTCCCGTCCTCTTTTCACCCTTTGGTTTTACTTTCGGTCTGCTCATAATTTGCTCCTCGCCTTACGGCTCTAGCCTTTCTACGTCTTGCACCCATACGCCAACAACTTCATGGTTCCTTGGCATCTCTCCATCTTCCACCAGAAACTTTGCATCTTCCGGTTTATCCGAATCAATCTCAAATTCATAGACGGTCATGACCCCAACATGAAACTTTGCCATTACTTCACCAGTCCCTTCAATCTGAGACGCTCCTTGAGCAACACACCCGTTGCCTCAAACTCGGCATTCTTTACAACCTGTCGCGCCTTGGCAATGAAATACCCACCACCGAATCCAAGCGTGATACCAACTACTATTCCCAGGATCGTCATTTTATCAACCTCAAATGCCCATATTGTTTGATACGCTTACTGGCAGGCGCGAAGTCAATCTCCGCAACTTCTACCTTGTCCGCTAGATCATTCCACTCTTTCACATCTGAATGATACTGAGCGATATCCTCGTCCATGATCTTTTGGCAAGCCGCCGGACCATTCTTGCGTTCGTCCCTCACCCCGATCATGTAACCCAATCCGAGAATGAAACCACCTAATAGGTAAAGATATAGGTATATCATCGTAACCCCCTCCAACACAATTCATACGCTCGTCTGTGCAACTCTTTGTCACCCTTCGTGAGGACTTCCAACAGATCAAGTTTCTCTTTCAGGTAGACCTTAGCGAACTTGGGGTCATACTGAACAATGGTGCTGGTGTTTGATATCAGGTCGGCAAGTTTCACGGTCTGCGCTTCGGCAGGTGCATGTGCTAGAAATTCACAATCAAAGGCTTTGCGTTCGGCGCGATTTCCTTCTACGCCTAACGAAGTCAACCACAGCACCAAGGCAGTGATTTCATCGCCAAACTCTTCCCGCAGCACATTCTTCGTGACTTTCGTATCTTCCAATACATCATGCAAATAGGCAGCAGCAACCATTGCATCCGTGTGGTTCACACTCTGCACGATTTCTGCTACCTCAATAGGATGCACGATATAAGGAGTCTCTGTATACTTGCGCCTCTGCCCCACGGCTGCATGCGCAGCGGTGGCAAATAACAAGGCACGTTCTTTAGTGTTTAGCATCATTTTCCAATCTATCACACTCTGCATCGGCTTCTTCAGATGAAGAAGATACGAACAGACTATCCGCCTTGTTTGACTGCACCACATACCGATACGAAGGGCAGCATTCGCAGCTTGACACGTTTTCCTGTTCAACCCAGTATACTAGACGTTCTTCCATACTATAAGTATAGCATATCTGGCGAAAGAGTCAAGGACTATTTTCATATCTAAGTGGTTGTTTTTGTTAGGTTATGTAAGGGCGAGGATTTCATACTCACGAAAACCGCCTCGTTCTACCCTGGCAAGTAGCTTAATATCGGCAAGTTGACAAAAACGGCTGAATTCGCTATCAAAGGTTTCATCATCAGCATAGACCATTAGCACGTCACCCTTTTTAGACTTGTTCAGGGCGAGGCGAACTTGAATAATCGGCAGAGGGCATTCCAACCCTCTGCAATCTACGAGAAGGATATCAGCCATTGAGGAGTTGCCTTGTGTCTGCAACATTCTCGTTGGTGTAGGATGCCCGGCGCTTCAGAGCCTCTAGGGTTTTCTGTGCCAACATCAGAGATTCCTCTGCTTGCTTATAGACAAGTTTGGCAGCGGTGACCGCGCATTCTGCGTTGAAAATTTCCTGTCTTACATCAGCCATTGGTATCATCCTCCCACATAAATAAGGTTATGTCAACTATTTATCGTGCAACAAACATCGTCAATGGTAAATCCTATATAGGATTTGATTCTTCCTGGCCACGCAGAAAACGAGAACATCTACGAATTTCGCGCAATCCTGCACATAAAGCATTTCATAACATCTTCCATCGCGCCATCAGAAAATATGGTACTGGCAATTTCAAATGGGAAATTATCTATGAATCGGAAAACTCCAAACATACTCTTGATGTCATGGAGAGTAGACTTATCCAAGAGATTAACACACATTTTATTTACGGAAATGGCTACAACATGACTCTTGGTGGAGAGGGGACTTTGGGAAGGACCTACAAACCCCATTCCAAGAAAACCAAATCAATACGATCCATAGCCATGAAGAATAGTCCCACTGCCATCGCTCATAGAGCTAAACTTAATTCCACAAAGATATCGTGTCCTCATTGTCGGAAAACCGGCGATTTGGGGAACATGAAGAGACATCATTTCGAGAACTGCTCATCGTCATCCAACCACATATCATAGCCCCGACTATCCAGCGACATTTGTTTCTGTTGCTGCTTCTTCTTTTGCTTGTCTCTCACTTCCTCTTCTGCTTGCTTACGGAACTTGGTTTTCTGCACTGGCTTCTCTAACTGTCTCGACTGAAACATGACTTCCTCCTAAAGGATTACGTTGAGCACACTATCGGCTAATTTGAATTTGATCGCTTCTTTCGCGGTTAGCCACACGTCAGAGGATTGTAACAACTTCTCTTTGATCTTCTTTTCTGTAATCCCACAATGCGTCACCAACAACTCATTCACACGGTCCCGACAGTATGCCATTTCAATCATAGAGGCTTTGATCTCATGCTCTTTGCCGCCCATGTCCGTGTAGAATTCGTGCATCATAATTCCCGTATGGGGAGCGATATACCGATGCCCCGTCGCACCACATGCCAATATATAGACGGCCGCGGACATAATCTTCCCAATGCCGACTGTGTAAATAGGAATCTGCGACAACTTCATCATGTCTACCAAGGCGAAGGCATTATATAAGTCCCCACCCTCTGAGTTGATATACAAGGTCATATGGTCGGGGCGTTCCGCAACTGTGTGTTCAAACACGATCCACTGAATTGCCCTGGCTGTAATCTCATTGCCAAGGTCCCCCATGAGGAAATGGGTATGATGCCCCAGTAACCCCTGCCCGATCACATCGTTTTCAGGTTCCTGTATAATTATCGTGGGCAAGGATTCGTCGTCTGATACGTGAACTGTGTCTGAAGTTTTTTCCGGTTTCTTAGTACGTGCCACGGGTAATTCCTCTCACCAGTGTAGGTTCGCTCAGAGATTTTGTTGCCTTCTAAAAACATATCAACTGAAGCCCGACTGGTCTCACTCCCCATCCTATAATTCATCGTATGCTTCATCGTGCATCCAAACTCCGGTGCATACGCTTTCACGGCTGCAAAAAACTGACGATCTGCTCCCCATTGCCCAAACCAATGATGTCCGACTTTCACCGCTATTTCTCGCGGTATGGCGAAACAACCGGTGTCAATGTGATTTCTCGTTTGATCGAATGCTACAGGCCAATGCCCCAGGCTCTCACAGTTATCCTGGCAAACCATGACTCCTGCATCATCCATGATGGTTCGCAACGTATATGCCCAGGAGTATTTATCTTCCTCAAACACCTTCTGAAATTCCTCAATATAATTGGGGGACACTGAGTTATCTTCGTCCAGGTAACAGAGGACATCTTCGTTGACCAGGAAGGACGCCGCAGCGTAAACCCTATGTCCATACCAGCCTTTACCGACATTGACATCTAAGGAAATGAATTTCTCTTGTCGTGACAGTCCAACACCACCAGGCCCAATGAGCATAGTGTTCAACGCAGACCAATGTTCTTTGCCATCCACCACAATATAGTGGGTGCAATCCTGCCCCCGAAGCGACTCAATGTTCCGCTTCAGATGCTTGGAGCCAATCGTCGGAGTAATCACAGCAAACGATTTCATCGCATCATTTCCACTAGAAAGGTGGACAGTTTATACATTGGACGATCATCCGTTGGGACGCTGTAGTATCCTTCCATGTTCCAGAGCCATGTCGGGGTCTTTGGATACTTCAACACGATGGTTCCATCTGTGAGTCTGATTCTCTTGACAACAATTGTTTCCATGATTACACCTTTGTCATTGCGACTGTGGGCTTGATCTTCTTGATCTTCTTCGCTTCCTCAACCTGGGCTTGTGCCACTTCTGGCTTCTTCGCTTCCTCAACCTGGGCTTGTGCCACTTCAAATGGCAAGCCAGGAAAGGCTTCCTTGACGAGCGAGGGGGTGAGATATCTGATCTCCAAGTCCTTCTTGAAACACTTGACCAGCAATGCCGCTTCTTCCTTATGAACTGCGCCAAGCAAGGCATTGAGGATTCGTGCTTCTTTCAATGGGGGCAACTTAACTGTGCGCTTCGGATGCCCCACAATGAAAATATAGAGCCTCCGCATTTCGTTGCTGAGATTGGAGTAACACACACCAGCGGGTTCTACCGCAGGCTTGTAGTTGGGAATCTGAGCAATGTCGAATACGATCTTGGGATTGAACGCATAGTTCAGAAATTCCTTGAACCAGATATTCGCTGCATACTTACGCAGCACGGCAATCCGATTCTCGCGGTTCTTCTGCTTGTCAAATTCATCAAAAATCTCGTTGAACAATACGCTTGCAAAATTCATAGTGACCTCATTGGTTAAAAATCCTCTACGGTGGCTGTCAATTCTCTCAATCCGCTCGCAATCAAATACTTCCAGAAATGGTTACGACCATGCGCCGCTGACGATTCATACGCTACCGCAATCTTGGTCTTGACTGCTTCGGGAATCTGCTTCAGATCAATGAGCATTTCATTGCGCTTGAAGTTTCGCAGCATGTCTGCGGTGCAGAAGGCTTCCGCTTCCATATTTAGCCAGGTGATTATCTTCTTTTCCATGATAGGCTTCTGTCTGCCACCCGTCACAAATACGTCATCAGGTGAGAGAATGTTGGGCACCCCATCTCCTGAGTCACCACGAATAATGTGTTGCTTCAATGCAGCGGTTGGAAACTGCTCAACAATCATCTTCTTCAACAAGGGCGAATACTGATAGACATTGGCATATACTTGGAGTTGGTTGAAATCCTTGTCACCAGAGACAATCATGATCTTCTGACTTGGTGCATAGGTATGGGCTAGGACTCCGATAATATCATCAGCCTCACAGCCTTCAACACTCACGATCTTATACATCAGGTTTGCCTGAAGTTCCGCCTTGAGTGTATCAAGGCAGGTGAAGATGCTGGTCCAATTGAACGGAGATTTGTCGCGGTTCTTCTTACGGTTGGCTTTATAGTGGGCAAAATACTCCCGGCGCCAATAGTTCCGATCATCCATCGCAATAACCACTTCGCCATACTCACGCTTGAACTTCTTGACGTTAGATCGGAGCGAATTGAGAATCACATGTCTGACCATATCAATGTCCGCCTCAACCACCTTTGTTGAGGCTAAGTGCTCAAGGATGCAAGAATACGCGATCTGTGAAAAGTCAACAATAATCATGATATAATCGTCACAGGTGATGCTGTCAGAACGGCGACCCGCGCTCCGCACGGCAATAATGGTCTTTCATTTCCAGAATAGATCACGTCGGAGGGACCCTCAATATGGACTTGGTGGCAGTATGTATTCTTTCCACCGCGCCTGACCGTAATCACAGGTTCATTCGTGCCATTCCTTTTGTTGGCTCTGATTTTATGCTGATTCACATGTATCCACGTCATCATAATTATACCGTGACCCTCACCAATATGGTGTCCTTATTTATTCGCCCTGTGACCTTGGCATTCTTGGTGGTCAACGAATCTAACAGATTCTTGAGAACCACTTTCCCACCTGAAAGGACCTTGGGCATCACTTCTTCAGGCTTCCGCAACTTCTTGGCTGAGGACTTCTGCTTGGAGTAATTCAGGAGCGTGCTGCCCTTGACCTGCAATCCCGCTGCATCATCGGCGGCATAGTAACTCAGAAGGCGAGTCTTAGAGTTGTAGACCCACACCCCTTCAGAGCCAACGATACGCTGTGGGGGAATGGATTTGACCTTGAGGGTTTTATCTTCCAGGGAATACTTGAGGGATTTGACTTGTTTCTCAGGAGACTTGGCTTTCTTCTTGCGGGGGGACTTGGCAACCTCACCCATGATGGTGAGCGTGTCGGAAATAATCTGATCGTAGAGGGCTTCCATCTTTTTCAGTTGTGGGGTAGTATAATTGTCATAGCCTTCTTCAATCTGCGGATCAGTGCCAGCAATGGCAACATGGATTTCATCACGATACTTTTTGAAAAAGTTCACGATGTTGGGACCATGCGACCCCTTGACTTCGTTCTCACGCATGAGTTGGAGGGTATTGGGAATCGTCTTGAAATCTGACAGGATGAATTCATCCACTGCGCCTTCAAGGATACCAATACTTTGACTTGATTTTTCCTTCAGGCGATCTTGAATGGTGGGAGGCTTGGGCTTGATACTGGTTTCGGAGGGTGTCTTATCATCAAACACAATGGCTTGCATGCACTTGATATGCTTAGAAAGCCACGCGAGCGACTTATCATCAAGCATTGCACCCCGACTCAGCATACGGCACACAAATCCGACTGTGCTGACCGTATGTTCAATCTGCGCGACCTTGACTTTTATGCCGTTGGCTTTGCAGTAATCTGTCAGATACTTTTGCGCGGTATCCCTCTCTTTGTTCTGGTTATACCAGTTCAATGCGAGGTTTAGTTCATTAGGGGAAAGTTCCATAATCCCAAAGGTCGGTTCGTCCTTAGAGAGGAGATCGTTCACCCGCGATTGTGTTGATTGACGTTTAATTTTCATAATACCTTTCCAGTGATACCGCTATTTAGCCTTTAGTATAACACAGCGGTATGAGAAAAGCAACAACTTTTCTCATACCGGCAGATCACCTATCCCTTCACACACAAGACCGCACGCAACTGGGCTACGATCTTGACCAAATCCTTCTGGTTCTCCATGACTACATCAAGGTCCTTGTAGGCTTCCTTCAATTCGTCAATGATACCAGCGTCCTTACGGCACATGAGTCCCGCAGTCTGCGTTTCAACATCTGCTAAGGTAAACTTCTTCTTGGCTTTGCCGCGTGATAAGACACGACCCGCGCCGTGTGAGCAAGAACAATACGAGTCAGCATTTCCCAAACCTTCGATGATATAAGACTTGGCACCCATCGCTCCAGGGATAATACCAAAGTCACCAACGCGAGCACGCACAGCCCCCTTACGAGTAACAATGACCTCTTCACCAAAATGCTCCTCTCGCTCTGCATAGTTGTGGTGACAGTTCACCATCAGTTCAATAGGAACCGGTCCGTTTCCACCACCCAATACTGTTTCAGTGAATGACTCCAAAACCAACTTCATCATGACTTCGCGGTTCTGCATCGCGTATCGTTGCGCCCACTGAAGGTCGCGCCAATAGTCATCAAACATCTGCGTGCCTTCTACCAAGTAGGCTAAATCAGGGTCCGTCAACTTGATTTCTTGCACCTTCATGATCTTCTTGGCTTCATCAATGTAGTAGTTCCCGATTCGGTTGCCGATGCCACGCGAACCAGAATGCAACATGACCCACACATTGTCCTCAGTGTCCAAACAGATTTCAATGAAGTGGTTTCCCCCACCGAGGGTACCTATTTGCTTACGTACACGCTCCTCATCATCCTGAAGTTTCTTGGGTAAGAGCAAGTAACCCAAGTCAAGATCATTCGTGGCATACTTGTTGTGCATGTCCTGCCCCACAGGAACCGCCTTCATGATCGCATCAAATAATCCCTGAAGGTTATCAGGCAACCAGTCTGCTTTGACTGAACGAAGTTTCGCAGCCATCATACCACACCCAATATCTACGCCCACACCACCAGGAACAACTGCCTTGACCGTAGGCAAGACAGACCCCACCGTGACTCCGTAGCCTTGGTGAACATCAGGCATGACTGCCATTCCATGCTTGAACATGAACGGCAACTCAGCGCAGTTCCGTAACTGCGTCAACGCTCCCGATTCAACATCATGTATCGGCGCCCAAACCTTGATTGGGCATTCTTTTCCCTGTATCGTGTTATACATGCTAA